CTATTTTAGCTGGTGCATCTTTGGCAGGTGTTAAGATATTTAAAGGAACTAACCCAATAGCCTGGCAAAGCTATATTGGTAATGGTAAGCTCACAAAAGATGCAAAGATTTTAATGAGAAAGCTCAATCCAAATAAGTCTGAGTCTTGGTATAAGCAAAACGAAAGAGAAGTCAGAAAACAAAAAACAATAAACTTTGTTAATATTAATTATGATTTAGAAATTAATGATAACGATATTGCAGATGCAATTGGTATTGGACACTACTCTTTAAATAACTGGGAAAAGCTGGGGGATTGACAAGCATGGCAAACTCTGCTAAACTATATACAAATCAAACATGGTTAAAGAAAAGATATCACTTAGATAAGAAAAGCCCAGAAGACATTGCAAAAGAATGTGGTGTCAGTGTAGAAACTATCTATGTATATTTGGCCAAGTTTGGTTTAAGAAAGTCTAGGCGATGAGGTATATAAAGCACTTTGCCAAGGTTATAAGATGGACACTCATTCGTGCATTTTGTAGCCATAAGGAATCAAGGGTTGCCTCCTGTCCATTTACTAGACTTACATATACAACGTGCCACAATTGTGGTAAAAGATTAGACATAAGGCCAACAGATGAAAACACAAACCCAGCAGGATATTGAAAGAATATCTAAAGAAGTTTCAGATCTATTAATTGCTAAAAATAAGTCTTATGGGGATTCTGCTCTCAATCCTACCAGAGTATTTTCTAAGGCAGATGCAGTAGAACAACTACTAGTCCGAATTGATGACAAGCTGTCTAGAATTAAGAATGGTCACGACTGGCCTGGAGATAACGACATTGATGATTTGATTGGTTATTTAATTTTACTTAAGATTGCTAAGGAGCGTAATGTCTAGAAAAAACAGGGCAGACGTTAAGCCAACCTACTTTGAAACAATCCCATATATGAATATCCAGGGATTTGAGATTAATGCTGGTGATATAATTAAAGTGCATGGACAACACGGCAGCAAGTTTAAGTTTATTGGTATTACTAAAAATAATTTGACTGGCTCCCAATGGGTTGATTGCTTTGAAATAATCAATGGCGTGTCTTCTGTGTTTAGATCTTTTAGTGAGGACAAAGTAAAGCGTGTTCCAACTAAGGGTAGGAGGAGAAAGCGTGTCGTTTGAGGACCTGACTATTGAGCATCTTGATGAGGTGAACAAGGTTGTAGAAAAGTATTTGGCTGGCAATGAGCCAACTCAAATTTCTAAAGAGCTAGATATGCCACGTCAAAAAGTTGTTGCTTATATTAATGAGTGGAGGGCCATGGCTGCAGACAATGCAGCTATTCGTGCACGTGCCAAAGAAGCATTGGTTGGTGCAGACGCACATTATAATAAACTTATTCAAAAAGCGTATGAGGTTATTGATGATGCAACTACTACTGCTAATCTAAATGCAAAAACTTCTGCCATCAAGCTAGTTCTTGACATTGAGTCTAAGCGTATTGACATGTTACAAAAAGCTGGTCTTTTAGAAAATAAAGAGCTAGCAGAAGAAATGTTAGAGATTGAAAGAAAACAAGAAATTCTTGTTGGCATTTTAAGAGATGTTGCTGCAGAGCACCCAGAGGTGCGTGATGAAATTATGAGAAGGCTATCTGCAGTTTCTAAAGAACAAGAAGTAATTACAGTGGTACATAACGATGTTTGATGATTTTTTAGAAGCACTCAAATCAGATAGCTTTGACGAAAAGCCAGTTGATGTAAAAACCTTTGTTGAAGGCGAAGATTATCTTGGCCAGCCCCCACTATCACAAATTCAGTATGATATTGTAGAAGCCCTTAGTCAAATCTACAGATTAGAAGATTTAGTAGGTCTGATGGGAGATGTTGAGGGAAGAAGGTATTATAATAAATATACCAAGAATGAAGTAATCCTACAGCTTGGTAAAGGATCTGGCAAAGATTTTACCTCAACAGTTGCATGTGCTTACATTGTATATAAGCTTTTATGTCTTAAAGATCCTGCTAGATATTTTGGAAAGCCTAGCGGTGACGCAATTGACATTATCAATGTGGCTATTAATGCCCAGCAAGCGAAAAACGTATTCTTTAAAGGCTTTAAAACAAAGATTGAAAAATCTCCTTGGTTTGCAGGAAAATTCTATGCGAAAGCTGAGAGTATTGAATTTGATAAATCTATTACAGTTTACTCAGGCCATTCCGAAAGAGAGTCTCACGAAGGCCTCAACCTTATCCTTGCAGTGCTTGACGAGATCTCTGGTTTTGCTACGGAGATTGGAACAGGAAATGATCAGGGTAAAACTGCGGATAACATCTATAAAGCATTCCGTGCATCAGTAGATTCACGTTTTCCAGACCTTGGCAAAGTAGCTCTTTTGTCATTTCCAAGATATCCTGGAGACTTTATTTCTGCAAGATATGACGCTGTTATTGCAGATAAAGAGATTGTCACAAAGACACATACCTTTGTTATGAATCCAGAAATTCCTGCAGAAACAGAAGGTAATTCGCTAACAATTGAGTGGGACGAAGATAACATAATTAGTTATAAGTACCCCAACGTATTTGCACTAAAAAGACCAACCTGGGAAGTAAACCCAACTAGAAAGATAGATGATTTTAAGTTAGCATTTTTTACAGACATGGGGGATGCCATGCAAAGATTTGCATGCGTTCCAACATTTTCTTCAGATAGATTTTTTAAGCAGGCAGAAAAGGTTCGTGCTGCAATGACAATACGCAATCCAATTGACAGCTATAAGAGGTTTGAGTCTAGTTTTGTGCCAGATCCAGACAAGACATATTTTGTCCATGCTGACCTTGCACAAAAACATGACAAGTGTGCCGTGGCAATTGCACATGTTGAAAAGTGGGTAAATATTCAGGTAATTAAGGACTATGAGCAGATTGCACCAGTTGTAGTTGTTGATGCCGTTGCCTGGTGGGAACCAAAGGTAGAGGGGCCAGTAGACCTGTCAGAAGTAAAGCAATGGATACAGAATCTTCGTAGGCTTGGCTTTAATATTGGCACGGTATCGTTTGACCGCTGGCAATCATTTGATATTCAAAATGAATTAAAAGCAATTGGCATAAGAACAGAAACAGTGTCAGTTGCCAAAAAGCACTATGAAGATATGGCCATGCTAATTTACGAAGAGAGATTGGCTATGCCAATGATAGATCTATTGTTTGAAGAGCTATCTGAGCTAAAGATAATGAGTGCAAATAAGGTTGACCACCCACGTAAAAAGTCTAAAGACTTGGCAGATGCTGTGTGTGGTGCTATTTTTGGAGCAATTTCGCATACCCCAAGAAACCTTAATCTTGAGGTTGAGATACATACATTTAGAGACAGGCCAAAATCCGAGCTTGACAAGAATCAGCAAGATATGGTAAAATATAGGCCTATGCCAAATGATGTTAAAGAATATCTGGCTAGATTTGATTTAATCTAGATTAATTAAATAAGGAGAAAAATGAATCTAAAGAAGACTTCTATTGCCCTAGTAACGGCACTAGTAATTGGTCTAACTGGTATGTTGCCTGCAAATGCAAATACCCAAACATTGACAGTTGCTGGAGCTTCTGCTAGCGGTGGTACTACTTCTGCTACAGCAGTGGCCCTTCCAGTTCCAGGCGATACAGTAACAGCTTCCAATGCTCTTAGCATTTCTGTTTCTGGTGTCGTTGCTGGTACAACTGTTTCCGCTACTGCTACAAATGCATTTTTGCTAACAACATTGACTGGTGCAACCAATGCATCTGGCTCAGCTGCAGTTACAGTAAATGCTAGCACAAGCGGTAGCGTAGAGCTATTTGTATTTACTAAGACTACTGCTGTTGGCTCAGTTGTTGTTACAGTTGGAAATACTGCTACAACTTACTTTGTCAAGGGTACTGCTGGAGATGTTGTGAAGGTTGGACTTTCTGCACCAGCATCTGGTCTAGCAGGATCAACCCAGTCTGTAGTTGTATCTGCATTTGACCGCTACGACAACGCAAAGGGATCTGGAACAGTAAGCCTGATTGTTAATTCAAATGGTGTAATCACTACACCAACTGCAACAACTGGTGCTGCTGGTACGGTTAGTTATGTTGTTACTCTGCCATCTACTGGTTCTCTAACTGTCACAGCATTTGCTGCCAGCTCTTCTGCTACAGCAGTTATTGCTGTAACACAGCCACGCAATCTACAGGCAGAGCTAGACAAGGCACTTGCTGATCTAGCAACTGAAAAGGCCGCACATGAAGCAACTAAAAACCTAGTAACTTCTCTCAGTGCCGAGCTTGCTGCTGTTAAGCTAGAGCTTGCAACTAGCAAGGATCTTTCTGCAAAGGAAGTTCGTAAGCTAAAGTGGCAGTATAACAATCTTGTAAAGAAATATAATGTCGGAAAGCCTAGAGCTGAAAGACTTGCTTTTATTAAGTAATTAGTATAAAATGATAGGGGGAGGGGCAAAACCCTTCCCCTTTATCGTAACTATATTAAAAAGGGGATTAGAATAGATGTCCGTTGACATTGTCTATTTTTCAAATTATTCTGGTAACACAAAGAAGTTTGTAGAAAAATTAGATATGCCAGCAATACAAATCCCCATTGACTGGAATTATGAAAACCCACTAGAGGTTACTAAACCATATGTCTTGTTTGTTCCTACCTATGGCGGAGGATCGGATAGTTCTGCTATCCCAAGACAGGTCAGAAATTTTCTAAACCTGCACTCTAATAGAGATAATCTACAAGGAGTGGTTGGATTTGGAAATACAAATTTTGGCGAACATTTCTGCAAAGCAGCAGATATGATTTCATCTAAAACTGGTGTGCCAATTATTGCTAGGGTAGAAATATTTGGCACAGACTACGACGTTAAAAAAGTAAAAGAGAGGTTAGAACTACTGTATGGAAACTAAATATAGCTATCACGAGCTAAATGCAATGCTCAATTTA